GATGGAATTCTTGTTGGATCAGCAAGTACGATTGGAATTGTGACAACGAGTATTGAATTGGGTCAAGAAGTCAGATGCGATATTACTGGAGTAATTTCTGCAGGAACTACAGTTACTGGAATTTCAGCAGGATTTATTACAATTTCATCTTCTTCATTACAAACTGTTGATGTTAGCACAACATTTGATTTTGGTACAACAACAACAGTTTCGCAAGCACTTCAAGTTGGGTATGGTGTTACTCAGGTAATTAGTTCGGTTCTTCCCGGAGCAGGAACTACGTCTGTTCTTGATGGATACTTGAAAGGTATTATTACAGGAATAGGTGCTAGTTCTATTGAAGTCAAAGTTCTGAGTCACGTATCTTCTGGAAATACAGAAACTCAGGTAGATTATCAAGAGTCTGGTGTTTTTTCGTTCTCAAGCACTGGAACAGTTGCAATTCATACAAATGGTTCAACAACTTCTTACGGAAATGCTGCATACTCATCATCATCGGATTGGTTTAATCAACAAACAATTGGTCTAAGCAGCACTTCTTCCACGTCCTGGACTAATGTTGCCCCAAGACCAGGAACTTCCGCATACGCTGCTTCTAGAAATTCCAGATTTGATGAAGTTCATGTAGTTGTTATTGATGCTTTAGGGACAGTGACTGGAAATGCAGGAACAATTCTAGAGAAACATTTAAATCTCTCAAAAGCAACAGACGCAGAATATTCTGTCGGAAGTACTGCATATTGGAGAAAATATATTGCGGAGAATTCTCAGTATATTTTTGCCCTCAATCAACCAGTTGGAGTTGTAACTACTGGATATAGTTCTGGTTTTACTCTTTATCAAAGTGGTTCTTGGAATAAAAAGTCCGATGGTGTAATTTTCGATGGAATTGGACTATCTACAAAGGATCTTGAGAAGGGTAAAAATTATAATGGAATTTCAACAATAACAGAAAGCACCGCTCTTTCAGCTGAACTTGATAAATTATCAGAAGGATATGAATTATTTGAATCTACTGAAAACTATAAGGTAGATTTCTTACTTATGGGTTCCGCATCATATTCACAAACAACTGCACAGGCACTTGCAAATAAACTTATTTCAGTTGCCGAAATTAGAAAAGACGCTATTGCATTCATTTCCCCATATAGAGGATCGGCTCTTAGTGTATCTGGTACACAAGAAACTGTAAGATCAGCATCTGATATTACAGACCGTGTTATTCAATTCTATTCACCAATTACATCTTCTTCTTATGCAGTATTTGATAGTGGATATAAGTATGTTTATGATAGATTCTCTAGTACTTTTAGGTATGTTCCTCTGAATGGAGATATTGCAGGTCTTTGCGCTAGAACTGATATTAATAATTTCCCTTGGTATTCTCCAGCAGGAACAACTAGAGGAGCAATTCTAAGTGCTATTAAACTTGCATATAATCCAACAAAATCTCAAAGAGATAAATTGTATTCAAGTAGAGTTAATCCAGTCGTTTTTTCTCCTGGATCTGGCGTAATTTTATTTGGAGATAAGACTGGATTATCAAGAGTTTCTGCTTTTGATAGAATTAATGTTCGTCGCTTGTTCATATACCTTGAGAACTTTATTTCACAAGTGGCAAAGGATGCCCTCTTTGAGTTTAATGATGAGGTTACAAGAACAACCTTTGTAAATACAATTGAACCTTTCCTAAGAGATGTTCAGGCGAAGAGAGGTATTCAAGATTATGTTGTTATTTGCGACGAAACCAACAATACCGCTGCAGTAATTGATAATAATGAATTCATTGCTGATATTTACATCAAACCAGCAAGATCAATTAACTTTATTGGATTGAACTTTATTGCTACCAGAACTGGTGTTGATTTCGCTGAAGTAATCGGAAACTTTTAATCAAGAGGTTTAAAAAACAATGGCAACCAGAAACCAGCTTAACACAATTCCTTTCAGAAAGATTACAGATTTCAAGAGCAAGATGTCTGGTGGTGGTACCAGAAGTAACCTCTTTGAAGTTGAGCTTTCATTCCCATCAGCAATTAACGTTGATGCAAACGTTTTGGATAAATCACGTTTTCTTGTCAAAGCAGCTGCATTACCTTCATCAAATTTGACACCATTAGAAGTTGCATTTAGAGGAAGAACTCTAAAACTTGCAGGTGATCGTTCATTCGAATCCTGGACTATCACAGTGCTTAATGACACTGATTTTGCAATTCGCTCTGCGTTTGAAAAGTGGAGTAATTATATGAATCGTCTTTCTGATAATACTGGAGCTACTGATCCAGCAGTTTATCAAACAGATGCTTTTGTATATCAATTAGGAAGAGACGGTGGAATTTTGAGAGCATATCATTTCTATGATACTTTCCCAACTGCAATTAGTTCAATAAACCTTTCTTATGAAACTGAATCAATTCAGGAGTTTACTGTAGAACTTCAAGTTAGTTGGTGGGAAGCTATTAAAGGAACTTCTCCAGTAGCAGGTGGAGAAGATATTAACTAAATAAAAAGATAATAGCAGATTAAATTTATAAAATGGCGAAACTTTTTGGTTTTTCGATTGAAGATACAGAACAAAAATCTAAATCTATAATTTCCCCCGTTCCTCAAACAGATGAGGACGGGGTTGATTATTTTATTCAATCGGGGTTCTATGGTCAGTATGTAGATATTGAAGGTGTCTACAGGACTGAATTTGATTTAATGCGTCGTTATAGAGAAATGGCATTGCATCCAGAATGTGATTCTGCAATTGAAGATGTTGTAAATGAAGCTCTTGTAAGTGATTTATATGATTCTCCCGTAGAAATTGAATTATCAAACTTAAATGCAAGTGATAAACTCAAAGAAATAATCAGAAAGGAATTTAAGTCTATCAAAGAAATGATGGACTTTGACCGCAAGTGTCACGAAATTTTTAGAAATTGGTATGTGGATGGAAGACTTTATTATCTTAAAGTAATTGATATGAAAAAACCTCAGGAAGGAATTAAAGAACTGAGGTATATTGACCCAATGAAAATGAAGCACGTTCGTCAAGAGGTCAAAACAAAAGGTAAGAATGGAGATCCAATTGTAAATAAATTGGCAACAAATTCTAACTTAACAAATTCCGAATTAAGTTATTCGGATATTGAAGAATATTTCATTTATTCCCCAACTCCAAATTACCCAATGGGTTCTTTATCTGGAGCATCAAAAGGATCTCTTAAAATTGCAAAAGACTCAATTACTTATTGCACTTCTGGATTAGTTGATAGAAATAAAGGAACTGTTCTTTCATATCTACATAAGGCAATTAAAGCACTTAATCAATTAAGAATGATTGAAGATAGTCTCGTAATTTACAGATTATCTAGAGCACCAGAACGTCGTATTTTTTATATTGATGTAGGAAATCTTCCTAAAGTAAAAGCGGAACAATATCTCAAAGAAGTGATGTCTCGGTATCGTAATAAACTTGTTTATGACGCTCAAACTGGAGAAGTTAGAGATGATCGTAAATTTATGTCAATGCTTGAGGACTTTTGGCTTCCAAGAAGAGAAGGTGGTAGAGGAACTGAAATTACTACTCTTCCAGGTGGTCAGAATCTTGGAGAACTTTCTGATATTGAATATTTCCAAAAGAAACTTTACAGAGCACTTGGAGTTCCTGAATCTAGAATTGCTGGTGGTGGAGATGGATTCAATCTTGGACGTTCTTCTGAAATTTTAAGAGATGAACTTAAGTTTTCTAAGTTCGTTGGTCGTCTTAGAAAAAGATTTGCCAGAATGTTTAACGACATTCTTCGCACTCAACTTCTTCTGAAAAATATTGTATCTACAGAAGATTGGGAAAAAATGGAAGATCATATTCAATATGATTTTCTATATGATAATCACTTTGCCGAATTAAAGGAGGCAGAACTAATAGGAAACAGACTTGGTTTAATGACACAGATTGAACCATATATTGGCAAATATTTTTCTACAGAATATGTTCGTAAAAAGATTCTTCGTCAAACTGATACAGAAATTATTGATATTGATTTACAGATTGATGATGAAATTGAGAAGGGTATTTTACCTGATCCAAATGCACCCGTAGATGAAATGGGTAATCCAATTCCACCAGAGGGTGCCGCTACAGAACAACCAGCTCTTGGTGAAGTTCCAATGGAACAACCAGCACCTGAAGCTCCAGAAATTCCAGCAGAACCCAAAGGTGGGAAGATATAAATAATCTTATAAATATAAACTTATTTTTATGGAAGAACTTATCGATTTGATTGCAACTGATGGAGCACCTTCGGATGTTTCCAGTAAAATTAAAGAATTGTTATATGCAAAAGCCGCTGATCGAGTAGATGCTGCTCGCCCAGAAATTGCGTCATTAATGTTTGGTGATGAACAAGTAGAAGAAAACGAGGACGCTGAATAATGGCTATAAAAGTAGTTCAAAATGTAAATAGAATTTCTCCAACGGTTTCCGTAGCTGCAACTAGTGATCCTATTGCATTAAAGGCAGGATACATTAGAGTTTCTACTGGATTAACTGCAGTTTATGTTGAAACTGGATCAAATCCTGTAGTAACAACAAATTCTTTTCATATTCCACCATACGGAACGGAAGTTTTGAAAGAAAGAATTGCAAGACAAAAAATTTCGGGCATTACAACTGGATCAACAACTGTTGTCACATTTGCAGAAAACGCAGGAAATCCATTTATTCTTGGTGATTATGTAACTATTGAGGGTGCAGAACCAGTTGGTATTAACACAGCACATAGAGAAATTATAGCATTAACAGATTCTTCCATTACAATTGCATCTGACACTTCAGCAATAGTTGGTGTAATAACAGTTACTAATTCATCTGTTTCTAGAAGTGTAAAAGTCGCAGCCCTTGCTGA